CGGTATGGATAGACCCAAAACTGAACTTGCCTATAGAATACCAGCCAGCAGACTTACCCGTAAGTCAATTCAAACCAAAGAAAATAAAGAATCACTCGAAGGGCTTGACACTACAATTGACTGGAAAAACACGGGAGACAACTCGTATGACGGTGAAAAATTAAGACTGCTAGTACACGACGAAAGTGGAAAGTGGGAAAGACCGGACAATATATTAAATAACTGGCGAGTGACAAAAACGTGTTTACGTTTAGGAGCTAGGGTCATAGGTAAGTGTATGATGGGATCAACATCAAATGCTTTAGACAAAGGAGGTGAAAACTTTAAAAAGCTTTATTACGCTTCTGATGTTGCCAAAAGAAATAAGAACGGTCAAACCAAATCAGGTTTATATTCTTTGTTTATTCCAATGGAATGGAATTACGAGGGTTTTATTGATGAATACGGACATCCTGTATTTGACACGCCAGCAGAAGAAGTTTTAGGCCCTTACGGAGACTCCATAGAAATTGGAATTGTTGAGCATTGGAATAACGAAGCTGAAGGTTTAAAAAGCGATCAGGATGCTTTAAATGAATTTTACAGACAATTTCCACGTACAGAAGAGCATGCATTTAGAGACGAAACTAAGAGTAGCTTATTTAACTTAGCAAAAATATACGAACAAATTGATTATAACCAAGATTTACGAAACACAAGTGTAGTAAGTACTGGTAACTTTAGCTGGGAGAATGGAATAAAAGATTCAAAAGTTTTATTTACTCCAAATCAGCAAGGAAGATTTAAAATAACTTGGGTTCCTAGTTATGATATCCAAAACAGGCAAGTTATAAAAAACGGAATGAAATACCCAGGCAATGAACATATGGGTGCGTTTGGATGTGATAGCTATGATATATCCGGAACAGTTGGTGGTAATGGTTCAAAAGGTGCTTTGCACGGTTTAACAAAGTTTAGTATGGAAGATGCTCCACCTAATACTTTCTTCCTAGAATACATTGCAAGACCTCAAACTGCTGAAATATTTTTTGAAGACGTTCTTATGGCGTGCGTATTTTACGGTATGCCATTACTAGCGGAAAATAATAAACCTAGATTGTTGTATTATTTTAAAAGAAGAGGTTATAGAGGATATTCAATGAATAGACCTGATAAACTTTGGAATAAATTATCTACAGCAGAAAAAGAAATAGGTGGTATACCAAATTCAAGCGAAGATATAAAACAAGCTCACGCTGCAGCTATTGAGTCTTACATAGATAAACATGTTGGTTTAAAAGAAGATGGCAATTATGGAGATTTATATTTTAGTGAAACATTAAATGATTGGGCTAAATTTGATATAAATAATAGAACAAAGTATGATGCAGCTATTAGTTCAGGACTAGCTATAATGGCTTGTAATAAAAACTTATATAGACCTAACCCGATTATGCAAAAAAGAAAATTAAACTTAAGCATCGCTAAATACAGTAACGGCGATTCAATTTCAAAAATAATAAAATAAATATGGCTGAGTCAATTGTAAAAAGTACTTTTCCTAGTCAAGTAGCTAGTGATGCTGAAAAAATGTCACCTGAGTATGGGCTTAAGGTTGGTAGAGCTATTCAAGATGAATGGTTCCAATTAGATTCTGGTACTAATAGATATCGAAGCAACCAACATACGTTTCATAAGTTAAGGTTATACGCTAGAGGTGAACAGCCAATACAGAAGTATAAAGATGAATTATCTATTAATGGTGATTTATCTTATCTAAACCTAGACTGGAAACCCGTACCTATTATACCAAAATTTGTTGATATAGTAGTTAACGGGATATCAGAAAGAGCTTTTGACATAAAAGCATATTCACAAGATCCGTACGGAGTTAGCAAAAGAACAGAGTACATGGAGAGTGTGCTTAGAGATATGTACACAAAAGACCTTAGCAATTTTGTACAAGAGAACTTTAATATTGCGTTATTTGAAAACCCTGAAGAGGATTTACCTGAAACACGTGAAGAGCTAGAAGTTCATATGCAGCTTACATATAAGCAAGCTGTAGAAATAGCCGAAGAGCAAGCAATAAACACTTTGCTTGATGGCAATAATTACGATTTAACTAAAAAGCGTTTTTATTATGATTTAACTACTATAGGTATTGGCGCTGTAAAAAATAGATTTACACTATCAGAAGGTATTATGGTAGAATATGTAGATCCTGCTAATTTAGTTTATTCCTATACAGAAGATCCTAATTTTCAAGACATATATTATGTAGGCGAAGTTAAAGATGTTACTATAAACGAAATTAAAAAGCAATTTCCAAATTTAACAAATGAAGATTTGGAAAGGATATCTAGGACATCGTATCAAAGTAACAGTTATTATGATCGCCCTTTAAACAACTCTGCAAGTCCAGATGTTAACACAGTGCAAGTTTTGTATTTTAACTTCAAAACTTATATGAATGAGGTCTACAAGGTTAAAGAAACTGCTACTGGAGCTTCGAAGGTGGTGCTCAGGGACGACCAGTTTGATCCACCTGTTGAGATGCTTGAAGAACAGTTCGGGAAATTATCTAGATCCTTAGAAGTGTTATATGAAGGTGTACTCATATTAGGTACTGATTATTTACTTCAATGGGAATTAGCTAAAAATATGATGCGACCTAAAAGCGATCATACTAAAGTTAAAATGAACTACAGCATTGTAGCTCCAAGAATGTATAAAGGTAAAATTGAATCTTTAGTAAGCCGCATAACAGGGTTTGCTGATATGATTCAACTTACGCATTTAAAGCTACAGCAAGTATTATCAAGAATGGTACCAGACGGTGTTTATCTTGATGCTGACGGTTTAGCTGAAATTGATTTAGGCAACGGTACTAATTACAACCCACAGGAAGCATTAAATATGTTTTTCCAAACAGGTTCTGTAATTGGTAGGTCATTTACACAAGAAGGGGATATGAACCCTGGTAAAGTACCTATTCAAGAAATAACTAGCGGTGCTGGTGGAAATAAAATGGCGTCTTTAATTCAAACGTATAACTATTATCTGCAAATGATAAGAGATACGACTGGATTAAATGAAGCTAGAGATGGATCAACACCGGATTCTAAAGCATTAGTTGGCATACAAAAAATTGCAGCAGCAAATTCAAACACAGCTACAAGACACATACTTACAGCTGGTTTATTTTTAACTGCTGATTTAGCTGAATGTCTATCATTGAGAATTTCAGATATATTGGAGTATTCTCCAACTAGAGATGCGTTTATACAAAAAATAGGTGGGCACAACGTAGCAACTCTCGAAGAAATGGGAGACCTTCACTTATACGACTTTGGTATATTTTTAGAGCTTACGCCTGATGATGAAGAAAAGCAAATGTTAGAAAATAACATTCAAACAGCTTTATCCGCAGGGTTAATTGATTTAGAAGACGCTATAGATATTAGAGAAATAAGAAACATAAAGTTAGCTAATCAAGTACTGAAGATTAGAAGAAAAAAGAAACTTCAGAGAGATCAAGCTATGCAACAGCAAAATATTCAGGCTCAAGCTCAGGCTAATGCTCAAGCACAGCAAGTTGCAGCTCAAGCTGAAATACAAAAGAATCAAGTTATTACAGAGCAAAAAGCACAGCTTATGCAAATAGAATCCCAGCTTGATGAAAGAAAAATGCAAATGGAAGTACAATCTAAAATGCAACTGATGCAATTAGAGTTCCAGTATAATATGCAAATTCGAGGAGTAGACGCTGCAAAAGCCTCTGATGTTGAAATTGAAAAAGAAGACAGAAAAGACAAAAGAATACAAATGCAAGGAACTCAACAAAGTGAGTTAATTGACCAAAGAAAAAACAATACACCTCCTAAAAACTTTGAATCGTCAGGAAATGACATAATGGGTGGTGGTTTTAACTTAGGTTCCTTCGAGCCTAAGTAATTATAGTAATAATAATTATATAATATTTTATCATGGAAGAACAAGTAAAAGACGCAACTCCACAAGAAGAAAATCAAGTGGAGGAAGCAAAAGCTCCAATGTCTTACGAAGACGGAGTGATTAAAGTAGACTTAGCGGAATTAAACAAACCAAAAGAAGATGCCGTTCAAGAGCAAGAAACAAATGCAGTGGATGCTAATAAATCAGCCGAAGCTAGCGAAGAAGTGGTTGAAGAAGTACCACAACAACAAGAGTCCATTCAAGCTGAAGAGCCAGTTCTTCAAGAAATAACAGAAGAAGAGGTTGTCGAACAAGTTGAAGAACTTAGTGAGCAAGTTGAACAAGCTATAGTCGAGGCGGATGCTGGCGTTGATTTGCCAGAAAATATTCAAAAAGTTGTTGACTTTATGAATGACACAGGTGGAAGTTTAGAAGACTATGTAAAGCTTAACACAGATTATTCTGCATTAAATGAAGCACAGCTTATAAAGGAATATTACGAAACAACCAAACCTCATTTAGACAAAGAGGACATAGAAATTCTTATGGAAGACTTTTCATATGATGAAGAGTTAGACGAAGAGAGAGATATACGTAAAAAGAAAATTGCTTTTAAAGAAGAAGCTGCTAAAGCAAAGCAACATCTTGAAAAACTTAAAAACAATTATTACGAAGAAATTAAAGCTGGATCAAAATTAAATCCAGAACAACAAAAAGCGGTTGAGTTCTTTAACCGATATAATAAAGAACAAGAGGAAACAACTAAGTTGGCTGAGAATCAAAAAAATGTATTTTTAGAAAGAACCAATAAAGTTTTCAATAATGATTTCAAAGGTTTTGATTATCAAGTTGGAGACAAGAAATATAGGTTCAATGTTAAAAATGCAGAAGAGATTAAAACAAACCAAAGCGATATTAACAATTTTGTCAAGAAGTTCTTGAATGAAAAAAATGAAATATCTGATGCTGCTGGTTACCATAAATCTCTATTTACAGCAATGAATCCTGACGCAGTAGCAAAACACTTTTATGAGCAAGGCAAAGCTGATGCAATAAAAGATAGTATGGCTAAAACAAAGAACGTTAATATGGATCCGAGAGGGGTTCATGAAACTACAACGGCTCCTAATGGCTGGACTGTGCGATCTGTAAACGGTGTTGATTCTTCTAAATTAAGAGTAAAAATTAGAAAATAAACAAATTTAAAAATTAAAGATTATGGCTGGAGAATTTCCAACACCGCCGCAAGGCGCTCAATTAAACCATTTAACTCCACGTCCTATTAAAGGATTATTTGGAGATAATTATTTATCAATTACTGATTTAGATTTTACACAACAATTCTTACCAGAAGTATATGAGAAAGAAGTAGAACGTTACGGAAACCGTACAATCTCTGGATTCTTACGTATGGTAGGTGCTGAAATGCCAATGGCTTCAGATGTTATTGTATGGTCTGAACAAGGAAGATTGCATGTTGCTTTTGACGATTGTACTATCGATCAATCAGTAGCTGCAACTAACACAATTACTTTTGTAGCTGATCCTGCTGGAACTGCTGGAGCTCAAACTGCTACTCAAAAAGCTGGATTATTAGCAACAGGTGCTACTATTAACATTACAGCTGGATTAGTTTCAGTAAAAGCTAGAGTAAGCTCTACTTATACTGCAGGAGACACTACTGTAACTGTTACTCCTTACGGAGCTGCTGATTTAACTGCTTTAGGTTTATCTGCTTTGACAGGTGTTAAAGTTTTCGTATACGGTTCTGAGTATGGAAAAGGATCAGGAGATGTAGGTAATTCTATTGATGCTAAATTCACACAATTCAACAACAAGCCAATTATTCTTAGAGATAAGTATAATGTAAATGGTTCTGACGTTGCACAAATTGGATGGGTTGAAGTAGCAACAGAAGCTGGAACATCTGGTTACTTATGGTACTTAAAATCTGAGCACGAAGCTAGATTACGTTTTGAAGATCAATTAGAAATGTCTATGATCGAAGCTGTTAAAGATGACTCTGGTATTGCTGGAGGAGCTGGAGCTGCTGGGTTCACAGGTTCTGAAGGATTATTCGCTGCTATCGAAGATAGAGGTCTTATTTATAACGATCCAGATTTTGGAGCTGCTGCAACTGCAGGTGCACCATTTGGAGGATTAACTGAATTTGACGCTATTTTAGCAGAGCTAGACAAGCAAGGAGCAATCGAAGAGAATATGTTATTCTTGGATCGTTCAACTTCTTTAGCTATCGACAACATGCTAGCACAAGCTAACAACACAGGAGTTGGCGGAACATCTTACGGTGTATTCGAAAACTCTGAAGATATGGCACTTAACTTAGGCTTTTCTGGTTTCCGTAGAGGATCTTACGATTTCTACAAAACTGACTGGAAATACTTAAACGATTCTACAACTCGTGGATTAGTTAATGACGTATTAGGTGTAGTTGTTCCTGCTGGAGTATCAACTGTTTACGACCAGCAATTAGGTCAAAACATTCAACGACCATTCTTACACGTACGCTACAGAGCTTCTGAAGCTGACGATCGTAAAATGAAGTCTTGGATCACTGGATCTGTTGGTGGTAACTTTACTTCTGCTGTTGATGAAATGAACGTACACTTCCTTTCTGAAAGAGCACTATGTACTCAAGGAGCTAACAACTTTGTATTGTTGAAGAAAACAACAGTTACACCGTAGTAAATTAATGTAATTTTTACCCTCGTTGTATTGACGGGGGTAATTATTACTTTTTATCAATTATTTAATTTTATTATATCATGGCTAAAAAAGCTACAAAAGCAGAAGAAACCGTTGAGGTTGCACCTCAGCCAACTAGTGCAAAAACTGCACCAGTTCAAAAAACACCAGCTAAACCAAGCTGGGAAATTAAAGATAGATTATATCTATTAAAAGGCAATAAAAAACCTGTTATTTTTACACTACCAGCAAAACACTCAGCTATTAGACCTTTGTTATGGTTTAACCCAGAAACTGGAGAACAAAAAGAAATAAGGTATGCTACAAACCAAAACTCACCCTTTGTAGAAGAGCAACAGGGAACGGCTACATTAGGTCGTATTATCTTTAGAGATGGAGCTTTAACAGTTCCAAAAGAGATGCAAAATTTACAAAAAATACTATCTCTATATCACCCTTTAAAAGATCAACTATATACAGAATATAATCCAGTGCAAGAATCTGTTGACGAACTAGAGTACATAAACATGGAAATTGATGCGTTAACATTAGCTAGAGAGCTTGACATAAATCAAGCAGAAAGTATTTTAAGAGTTGAATATGGAAATAAAGTAGATACATTAAGTAGCTCAGAGTTAAAAAGAGACTTAATTATCTTTGCTAAAAGAAATCCTTATTTATTCATAGAATTAGCTAACGATGAAAATGTAGAGCTTAGAAACATAGGTATTAAAGCTACACAAGCAGGTATTATACAATTATCGCCAGATCAAAGAACATTTACATTTGGTGAAACAAAAAGGAAATTAATGACAGTTCCTTTTGATGAGCATCCATATTCAGCATTAGCTGCGTTCTTTAAAACGGATGATGGTATGGAAGTTTACAAGCATTTAATTAAAAGACTATAAGTCACTAATTATAGTAGCTAGGCCGCTGTAATGGTGGCCTAATTACTATAAATAATAAATTTACAACAATATGGCAGTAAGCATAGATACTGTATATCAGAAAGTTTTAGGTATACTTAATAAAGAACAACGTGGGTATGTCACAGCTCAAGAGTTTAATTTGTTCGCTAATCAAGCTCAACTTGATCTTTTTGAACAATACTTTTACGATATCAACCAATTCGGTAGAATGCACGGTAATGATACTGAGTATTCTGATATGCTTAACATATTGAATGAAAAAATTAATATATTTGAAACAACCGATTCTTTAGTTTATGGTACTAGCTCATTTGCATTACCAGCTAATATGTATAGACTTGGTACAATAATATATACTAATACGACAACCAACAACTTCGGTGTTGTATCTACGGAGCAAATAGAAGCCGAAAGAATCAACAAAAATGAACTTCTATATATCAACTCGTCTCCACTAACAAAACCTTCTAATATACGCCCTATATACACATCTGACTCTGCTGGAGTAAATGTTTATGGAGCATCAGAATTAACATCTGCGGTTACATGTAATTATATAAGAAAACCCGCTAAAGTTCAGTGGGCTTATCAAATAGTATTTGACGAACCACTATATGATGCAGCTAATTCGGTTAATTTCGAATTACACCCGTCAGAAGAAACAGAGCTGGTTATAAAAATACTAGAATATGCAGGCTTGTTAATTAAAGATTATAACATGTACAACGTTATTAATCAAGAAGAAATAGAAACTATCCAACAAGAAAAATCATAATAGATGGGGCTTATAAATCAAACAAATGAAGAATACTATTTAGGCCCTGATGGGGTTTGGAATAGCTTAGATGAAAATTATGGTGACTACCAATCTATTTCACTAAAAGATATTGTAAACAACTTTATAATTGCTTATGTAGGTGAAGATAAAATTATAAGCAAAATAAAAAGAACAGACGTAGCTTTTCACGCTCAGAGAGGTATTCAAGAGCTTAACTTTGACACATTGCCTTCTTTTAAGTCTCAAGAAATTGAGATACCACCTGCTTTGTATTTTGTATTGCCACAAGATTATGTTAATTATGTAAAAGTTACTTGGACCGATAAAGACGGTATTGAAAGAGTTATATATCCAGCTCACAAGACTAGTGATCCATTGCCGATCATTCAAGATAGTAACTATGAATATACCTTTGACGAAAACGGAGAAATACTTTATGCTAATGATTCAGAAACTTGGAAAAGATTTAAAGCAAATTCCAACGATCATTTAAGTGAAATTAACAATTCTAATGTTGAAAACCATTTACATAGAGTGGTTAATGGCGAAAGATACGGTATAGACCCGCAATATGCGCAATCAAATGGGGTATTTTTTATTGACCAAATAAAAGGATTAATAAGATTTAGCTCTGATATGGTAGGGAGAATTGTTACCTTAAAATATATAAGCGACGGTTTAGCTACCGATGGCGAAATGATAGTTCATAAATTTGCAGAAGAAGCTATTTACAAATATATTGCTCACGCTATATTAGCGACTAGAGCCAATGTGCAGGAGTATATGGTTGCAAGGTTTAAAAGAGAAGCCGCTGTTGCAAAAAGAAATGCTAAATTGAGATTATCAAATATAAAACTAGAGGAAATCACTCAGGTAATGAGAGGTAAGTCTAAATGGATTAAACACTAATATATGCCAGAATTTATTCATAATTTTACTAAAGGTAAAATGAACAAAGACCTTGACGAACGTTTAGTTCCGAATGGAGAATATAGAGATGCTTTAAACTTAGACTTAGCAAATTCTGATGCTAGCGATGTCGGCACTATGCAAAACATTGCAGGTAATTTAGAAATTAGAAGCAAAGTAGGTACGGGTGCAACTTGGACTGGTGGATATATAGACTCTATGACTAATCCTGTTTGCATTGGATCTTATAGAAATGATATAAATGAAAGAATATATTGGTTTATAGCTAGCGATAATGTTAGTGCTATTGCGGAGTATGACGAAGTAAATAATGTAGTCAGCCCTGTGTTAGTAGACACTGCAGGTATTCTAAATTTTTCAACTGACTACTTAATTACAGGTATAAACGTAATTGATAAATTTTTGTTTTGGACAGACGATCAGACTGAGCCAAAGAAAATTAACATTGAAAAGTTCAAGACTGGATCAACTGATTTTGCAACTCAAAGTAAAATACCAAAATGGGAACCTAACCAAAATAATTATAATACAAATTTATCTGGTCGTCCTGACTTTGTAGAAGCAGATATTACTGTAATTAAGCTTTCTCCGTTAACAGCTCCAACATTATTTACCGGAGCTAGTGCTTTTGATAACCCTGGGCAAACACCTCAACCAGGTACAGGTTTAGACCCGCTTACTACAAGTTGGGGTTACTTAGATCTTGAAAATTTTACTTACAAGCCAAACATTATAATTAATCCAATTGCGTTTCAATCGCTACCTACTTATGCACAGTATCTAGATTTAATAGACCCTGTTAGCGGCGATCCTAATGTTTTTGCTAATTCAAGCTTAAATCCCGATAATTCTGCACCTTACCCTAACGGATCAACCACGGCACCTTATTGGGACGGAAGAGTTACTTTTGAAGTTAACCAAGTGCCTGGTAGCGCTTTGCAAGTTGGCGAAATATTAATTCTGTCTGGAGAAATACAAAATCAATTTGGTCCAAATGACGATTACGAAGTAAGCTTAAAGATACACGCTATAAACGGCACATCTATAACAGGTGAAATACAGGCTATATCTAGCAATATAAATAAAGTTTTAGACAGCGAAGGGGAACAATTACCTGTAATTTGGGAAGTGCTTTTAGTAGAGAAAAAACCTTTATTTGAGTATGTGTTTCCAAGATTTGCCTATAGATGGAAATACATAGATAACGAATACTCTTGTTATTCACCGTTTTCGCCAGTAGCTTTTATT